GCGAGATACGGCCCGCCATCTGCATCGGAAGCGCACCGTAGGGCGAGCTGATCGACGTGCTCGATTGATTCTTCCCGTAGTAGCGGAGCCGCTCGGTATCGGGTGGCCGGTGATAGCGTCGGGAGTCGTGCATCATCGCTCCGCCACGTCTTGCTCGAGCGCGTCAACGTTGCGCATGACGCATACCGCGGTGGTTGCCCACCCGCGCTCATTCCATTGCGTATCGCCGGGCACTGTGCGGCCCTCGACGACGCCGATACCGTGGCGCCGGCAATAGGGTATCAATCCCTCTCGAAAGAGCGCCCGTGATATCCCGCTCTTGCGGTGCTCGGGCACGACGTATACCCATTCGACGAAGAAAGCGGCCGGTGGCTCGCCAACCGCCCGCGCCCATACCTCGCCCGCGAGAAACCCCCTCGTATCGCGGTCGGTGGCGAGCCACACGTTGCACGCCGGATCGTCATATAAGCGCCTCTCCCATTCGGCAGCATAGTGCGCCGCAGCGCTCGCCGCCTCGAGCTTCGGGTAGGCGTCGGGATACTGCGCCTCGTGCTCGCGGATGAGCGCCTCGAGCATCCGGATAAGCACCCGGAGATCGGACGGGAGCGCGCGGCGGACAACGAGGCTCATGCCAGCGGCTCCTCGGGCGGGAGCGGCACCTTGCGCGGGCGCCCTCGCGGGCGGCCCGTCGGCTTGTGCCGCCGCCGCTTGGCCGGCGCGTGCCCATTGCCATTAGTCGCCGCCACCGGCGCCGGCTCCTCGGGCACCGCGAGCGCGGGGGCCGGCTCGAGCGCCGGAGCGGGCGGCTTGTCCTGTGCCCCGGCATAGACCGCCTCGAGCGGCAACACAAAATGCACGAGGTAGGGATACCAGCCGCGGCGTGCCCATTGGTCGTCGCCCGTGAGCGATGCGAGCTCGACGTGCGTGATGCCGAGCTGCGCGAGGTCCTCGCATGCCAACCGGACCATGGCGCGGCCGACGCCCTGCCCGCGCGCCGCGGGCGCCACGTAGAGCCAATGCGCGGCCCCATAGGTGGTCGGGTAGCCAAGCACCCGCTGAGAGACCTCGCCGCCTAGGAAGCCAAGGAGCCGGTGCGTTTCGTCTTCGAGCGCCACGTAGAGAAGTAGCCGCGGGTCGACACCAATGCGGCCGGCCAGATGCACCGTGAAATCGTCGAGTGTGGTGGCATCGTGCTCCGGGTACGGCACGAGCCGCTTTGCCTCCAGCTCCGTCACGAGGTGCGCAAAGCCAACGCGGATGGCGGGGAGGTCGGCAAAGATGGCGCGGCGGACGATCATCTAGCCAACCTCCGCGACAAGGAAATAGCCGTCCGCCGTGCCAGAGCTCTGCATCGTTGCACCCGTGCCCACAAGAACCTGATACGAATAGACATGGGCACCCGCCGGCTGGGCATCAATCCACGAAATCCCCGGAAACGGTACGACCGTTTGCACCGTCGGGCATGAGACTTGGAACGACCGGGAAAACACCGGAGTACCATCACAGAGCCACCGCTGCGAGCAGACGGTCCCATTGGGCGGCCCGAATACAGAGAGATTATGATTGGCATGGAGGTGCACCCATCCGCCGCGCGTGGTGAGGGACGGGAGCGTGACAAACGTCGTCCACGTATTCGCCGTGCTGAGGGTAAAATTCGCCGGACTCGGCACGCTCTGACGCACCCCATTCGGGGCATTGATGGCGAGTTGCCCACGTGTGACAGAGCCATCGGCGAGCGTCGCGTGGAGGATTCCGTTGCCGCCGTCGATCCATAAAACCGTGTCGAAGCTGGTTGAGCCAGGTCCTGCGTGGAACACGAGCAATTGATTTTGCGTTCCGTTCAGTTGCAGTATCCAGCTCGGGTGACTCGCATCCGCACCCGGTACCCCAACCTCGTTGATACTGATTTCCATGGCGCCCGGTATGGCGACCGCCCTGCCACCATGCCCGAGCGCGACGATGCCACTCTGGACGACACCCAACGCGGGATTGGGATACGAGCCGGTGAGATCGCCGCCCATAACGCCGCCACCGGCCATCTTGTTCGTCGTCACGGCGCCGTCGGCGATTTTGGGCGTCGTCACCTGGCCGTCGCCAATATCGACGGTTTGAATACCACCGTCCTGCAACTCGCGCGTGCCGACCGCACCGGGGGCGAGCATGTTGCCGGTGATAACGCCCGGCTGGATATTCGAGGCGTCTACGCCCTGATTCCATGCGGAGTAGATCAGGTCGATATCCGCGTCGACCTCCGAGGCGAGAATCGTTGTATAGCCAGCCGCCACCTTCCCCTGGTACGTGGTGGCATTGCCCTGCTTGGTGGGGCGCTGAATCTGTGCCATCTACCGCGTCTCTCTCGCCGACGGCTGCACGCGTAGCTCGAAATCCCGCAAGTCAATCCCGAGCGGGTCGGTATGCGTGAGCGCTACCTGAAACGCGCGGCCGCGCAGCTCCGGGACGAGCATCTCGAGCTCTTCCAAATCGAGCCCGGAGACGGACCATGAGTCGACATTCCATGTTGCCGTATTCCATTGCGCGCGAGCCGGCGCTCTGAACGACAAGACGCCGGTGGACGCCAACGCTTGGTCGCCGGTTATGTTGACCGTGATCGACGTGTTGCCGTCAATCCGAGCGATGATGCGTGCGCGCTTGGCTAGCTTCGGGACAAGCGGCGTTCCATCGTCGAGATACGAGGTCACGGCTTGCGACCGAATCGGCACCGGTGGCGAGCCATCCTCGATATACGACCCGGCTTGGTCGAGGAGCAAGATTTGCCCGGCCCCGAGCGCCGCCCATTGCCGGTCGTCCTCGCTCGGGTGATTCTGCCACCGGGTCGACGCGGTGTAGGCCGGCGTCGTATGCGGCCCCCACCACGATGGCGGGTCGCCGAGCCCGTGGCGCAAATCGAGCCACCATTGAATCGACGGGAACGCGGCCCCCGGGGGCGCGATGGCGAGCTTGTAAAAGCCGCGGTGGAATACCGCCCACGATTTGCCGCGGGCGTCGGCGGGAATGCCCCGGATAGCCGTCTCGATCGGCCAGCCGATATCTTTCGGCTCAGTCGTCGACGGCGTAACCAAATAGACGCTGCGCTTGCCGCAAAAGACCACCCCAACCGTCGTCGGGCATATCGTGCGGTCGCTCGGGCACCCGATCTCCCCGGAAAGCTGCGCCAGGCTCGAGGTCGGGTCGTCGCTCGACAAATCGCCCTGCCACATCCACGTCGTCACCGAGGTGAAGATGGCAAGCGGCGCCGTCGGCACCGCAACCGCCGACGAGAGCGGCACGACGGCAAGCCCGGTCACCGTGTCGCCCAAGTCACGCGTCAACGCCGTTGCGGGATAGAACACCCCCTGATCACGTGCGGCTTGCTCGAGCCCGGGCACCAATACCGCCGACGCCCAGACGCGGTTACCCTCGGCGCCGGGGCCGCCGGCTCCATAGAGGCACCCGCGGTGCGCGACGAGATGCGAGCCGCGCCGTTGCACGGTTGAGGGAATCGGGACAACGGTCGTATCCACCGTCGGGTCGTCGTAGAGCGCGAAAACAGCGGGCGTGTTGACGGCTACGCCGTTCGGCGTCTGGTCGTGTGCCCCCTCAATCATCTGGTCCGCGCCGGCAACGAAGAGGTGCCATTGCTGGTTCGCGGCGAGCCCCGCGGCCGGCGACGTGAATTGCAGCCGCACCCGGCTCGAGCCGTCAGTAGTCGCCGAGCGGACATTCCCAATCTTGACCCACCGATTCGCCGACGTGTCGAAGATAGCCCACCGAAACGAATAGCACCCGGCTATGAGATTCGAGTTTGGGTCGGCAACGAATGTCGCCGTCGTCCCGCCGGTATCGTCGGCGAGCCCGAGCTGCAACACGTCGACGGCGGCATCGCCGAGGTGCACGTATTTGATCGGGTCGGTATCGTTGCCGATATACACCGTGTCGCCAAGCGACGCGTAGCCGTACCGGGCGCTTGGCGTCGTGAACGAGCCGTTCGATACGGCAGTGAAATTCCCGTCGTCGACTGACACCAAGATTTGGTCGGCGCCGGTAGTCATGCACACGACGGCGTAGAGATAGCGGTGCCCGTCGGAGCCCTCGTTAAGCCCGAGCCGGTCGACGTAATCGACGCTCCCCGAGAGCGTTTTCCATTGTTGCGACCCGTTGCGCTTGGTGAGTACGTATGTGAGCGCCGGTATCCAGTTATTCGACGCGACCAAAAAGCCCGCAGGGACAAACGCCGGGTCCATCGACTGAATGCACCCGGAGAAATGCCGCACCGGTATCTTGTGCTCTCTGTCGTCGGCGCCTGGCATCTACCACCCTTGCGGCCAGCCACCCGACCACCCGCGCCAGGGCGACCGGAACACGGTCGGGTCGAGTGGAATGTCGGCACGTTGCGAGCGGAGCGGCGCGGCTCCGAGCCGGATGGTGGCGAGAAGCTTGTCACGCACCGCCGCCTCTTGCATGGCTCGCGCGTCTCTTTCATGTTCGAGCGCAAACACATAGACCGCTTGCACCAAGTAATTATGGTACGGAAACACGGGAATGTCGTTCGGCTCGTTGGCCGGGGCGGGCTCCGCCGGCAAGCGCCGATAGCGGAGGAGCGCCTGCACCACGTGGCCCGTCGGGTCGGGAAAAAACGACGCGGTCGTATCGGAGCGCGATACCGCCCAATAGAGCGGCGGGGAGCCGGCCTGCATGCCGGGCCCGGAGCGGGCGGAGAGCTCCTCGGGCGATATCTCGAGCGCAAACGTGTGGGGCGTCGGGTTGCCGTCGTTGGAGAGAATCTGCAACCCGTGGTCGTCGACCGCCGTGACGAAATCGGCGGGCAGCGCTACCGTCACGCCGGTAATCGTCAATGCCGCCTCGACGTAGAGAAAGGGCCAATCGGCGAGCGAGTACAGCTCGAAGAGGTGTTGCGAGAGAAAATCCGTGGCGTCGGCGTCGAGCGCGCGGTTGCCCGCGCGGTTTAACGCCAAGTCACGGATTCTCTGGCGGGTGTATCGGCCCGGCGGTATCGTTGGCATGCGAGTTTGTCTCGTCGCCGGGCGGCGGTGCCGTCACCCCGAATTCGCGGCGGAGCTGCTCGACGGCGGCGTTGTAGACCTTCACTTGCCGCTCCTCGAAACTCGAGGCGGCGTCGAGGAGCGCGGCGTTATTGGCGCGTACCTGCGCGTCGAGCGCTCCGGTGGCAATGCCGAGCTTCCGCGATAGCTCCTCCGGCGTGTGAGCGGTAAACGCGATCGAGCATTGCTCGCCCTCGCGCGTCACGCGGGTTATCTGCCCCGAAAAGGGTGGTTGCTTGGTCGGCCCGTGTGGCATCTAGGCCCGCCCGATTGCCGCAGCCCGCTCGAGGATTTGGCCCGTGTCGAGGTCGACCGTTTGGCCGCCGGCTCCCTCGGTCATGCGCGCCGCCTCGATCTGCTTCGCGTGGTGCACGAGGGTCAGGATTTCTCGCGCCTCGCATGACCAGACTTCGACCTTGCCGACGAATTGCTTGCGGTTGATGATGACGGGCTTCGTGCGCCCGTCGGGTTGCCGGAGCAATGGCACGTCGAGCTGCACACGGTCGCAATTCGGGTGTAACTCGGCATGCGTC